CGTAGCAACCTACGAAAAAATGGAGACCGACGTCGTCAATCTCGGTAAAGAGATCGATCGGCTGGAGCGTCAGGCTGCTCTGGACGCCGAACTGAATAAACCCACCGCCGACCCTCTGACGAACAAGCCTGCCGCAAACGGCATGGATACGAAATCCGGCCGCGCATCCGACGAGTATAAAAAGGCGTTCTGGAACGTCATGCGCGCGAAAAATCCGCGCTACGATGTGGTCAATGCGCTTCAGATCGGCACCGACAGCGAAGGCGGGTATCTCGCGCCCGACGAATTCGAACGCGTTCTCATCGACTCGCTCGAGGAAGAGAATATCTTCCGTAAGCTCGCACGGGTAATCCAGACGTCGAGCGGCGATCGTAAGATCCCCGTCGTCACGACACACGGCTCCGCATCCTGGCTGGACGAAGAAGAACTTGTCCCTGAAAGCGATGAAGCGTTCGGTCAGACCTCGATTGGTGCATTCAAACTCGGCACGTTCATCAAGGTATCGGACGAGCTGCTCAACGACTCTGTGTTCGATCTGCAGAGCTATATCACGACGGAATTCGCTCGCAGGATTGGGCATAAGGAGGAGGAAGCTTTCTTCGTCGGAGATGCAGACGGAAAACCGACTGGTATCTTCCACACGACCGGCGGCGCGCAGGTCGGCGTCACCGCGGCTGCGTCCGCGGCAATTACCGTTGATGAAGTGCTCGACCTGTTCTACAGCCTGAAATCGCCGTACAGGAAGAAAGCCGTTTTCGTCATGAACGACGCGACGGTGAAGGCGATCCGCAAGCTGAAAGATGGACAGGGCCAGTATCTCTGGCAGCCGGCACTGACGGCCAACACCCCCGATTCCATTCTGAATCGTCCGGTGCAGACGTCGGCGTATGTTCCGACGATCGCGGCGGGCGCAAAGTCGATCGCGTTCGGCGATTTCTCCTACTACTGGATCGCCGACCGGCAGGGCCGTTCTTTCAAGCGCCTGAATGAGCTGTTTGCTACCACCGGCCAGGTCGGCTTCATGGCGACGCAGCGCGTGGATGGCAAGCTCATCCTGCCGGAAGCGATCAAGGTCCTGCAGCAGAAAGCGTAAGAGGAAGCGCATATGGAGTATAACGCAAAGAACTACATGGCGCAGGGCGGCGATCGGCTGGTGATCGGCGGATCGCTGGAGATTCTGGAGGGGGCCTCGGTGACGGGGCTTCCTCCCGCTTCGGTTGCTGCGGCAACGGAAGTAGCGATTGGCGGCATCCTAGCAGCGGCGAAGACGGAAACGGACACCTTGGAAGCAAAGATCGGAGAGGATCACAAACTCTATGTTCCGCCGTATACGCTACCCGCGGCAGAAGCAGCTGCGCTGGGCGGTGTCCTGCTCGCGGCAAACCAGGCTGCCAGTACAGCGACGGAGCTATCCGGACTCGTTACGGAATTCAATACGCTGCTTGCCGCGCTAAAGGCTGCCGGAATCATGGCGGCGGACGAGTAACGATATGAGCACGTTGCTGGAGAAGGTCAAAGCGAACCTGATCCTCGAGCATGATGTGGACGATGAATTACTGCAACGCCTGATCGACGCCGCGGTTGCATATGCCGAAAGCTATCAGCATCTGACTGCGGGAACCTACGAAGCGGCAGCCATGCCGGCAACGACTGAGCAGGCCGTAATCATGCTGGCTTCCCATTTCTACGAGAGTCGGGACGGCAGCACGGGCGGATTCTTCGCGGATAACGTGCAGGCGGGCCAGCAGACTTGGGCAGTGGTTAACACGCTTCTGCGCTTGGATCGGGATTGGAAGGTTTCATGAGCTTTGGCAAAATGAATGTAAATATCTCGATCGCGGAGGAAACGATCGTCAAGGACGCGGAAGGCTTCGCAACGAAAACGGATACCATACTTGCCTCCCTTCATGCCTACAGAGAAGGACGGCACGGTTCGCTGAAATGGGTCAATCGTGCCGCTTTCTCTGAAGCGACGGATTTATTTCGGTTCCGTGTGATTCCCGCGATAAACGTTTCCACTGAACATGTGCTGCTCTGTGGCAAAGATCGGTTTGAAATTACGTCGGTTGAGGATGTCAAGGGTAAGAAGATGTATCTCGAGGTGCTGGCGAAGCAAACGGAGGCTGCGAATGGCTAAAGTATCGATTCAGCTTCCAACGGCGTTCATGGATCAACTCACAAAGATTGCGGCGAAAACGGATACCGCGATCCCAAAAGCGCTGGAGGCTGGCGGGAAGGTCGTCTTTGAAAAAATGCAGGCAAACCTGCATGCGGCGATCGGCCGGGGCACGAAATACAAATCCCGCTCTACCGGCAAGCTGCTGGCAGCGCTGGGTGTTTCCCCCGTCAAGGTGAACGACATGGGCAATTACGACGTCAAAGTCGGATTTGCGGAGGGGCGCGGCGACGCGAACAACGCAATGCTCGCAAACCTTCTCGAATACGGTAAAAGCGGCCAGCCGCCGAAGCCGTTTCTGAAACAGACGAAGTCTTCGAGCAAGGCCCCGTGTATCGAGGCGATGCAAACCGTGCTGAAGGAGGAACTAAAACTCCCGTGAGTATGTTGGAAGAACTGAATTCGATCATTGAAAGCGCTGGACTTCCTATGGAAACCGGCGTTTTCTCAGGTACCGCGCCGGACGAGTATGTCGTGATCACGCCGATCTCGGAGCACTTCGCACTGTTTTCGGACGACGCGCCTGGCATGAACATCGAAGAGGCGCGTCTGTCGTTTTTTTCGAAGAGGAACTATACACAAAAGAAGGATTTACTTGTCCGCATGCTGCTGACAGCGGGTTTTGTGGTAACTGATCGTCGGTATATCGAGTATGAGGCTGATACAGGTTACCACCATTATTCCGTTGATGTAATGCAAGAAAGGGAGGAAACATAAATGGCCACTGTTGGATTGGACCGGCTGTATTATTCCAAAATTACGGAAGACACCGCAGGAGATGAAACATATGGCACGCCGCAACTATTGGCAAAAGCGATCTCCGCGGATTTGGAGATTGAACTGAACGAAGCGACGCTGTTTGCCGACGATTCCGCGGCGGAGGTCGTGAAGGAATTCAAAAGCGGGAAACTGTCTCTCGGGATTAACGACATCGGCGCGGCGGTTGCGGGCGACCTGGTCGGTGCGGTGATCGACGACAACGGCGTGGTGATTTCGCAGGGCGAGGGTATGCCGTCGCCCGTTGCGGTGGGCTTTCGGGCGAAGAAAAGCAACGGCAAATACCGGTATTTCTGGGTTTACCGTGTCATCTTTGGCATTCCGGCAACGAATCTTGCTACGAAGGGTGACAGCATCAGCTTTAACACCCCGACGGTCGAAGGTACAATTTACCGACGCAACAAGATTGACGGACAGGGTAAGCACCCCTGGAAGGCCGAAGTCAACGAAGACGACGCAAGCGTACCGGCGGCGACGATCACCGGCTGGTATACGGCGGTATATGAGCCGACATTCGCAGCGGCGGAATAAAGGAGACGGCATATGGAGAATGAACGCGCCGCATCTATTACGATCGGCGGTAAGGAATATGAACTGGTGCTGACCACTGGCGCGACCAAACAGATCGCAAAGCGCTACGGCGGGCTGGCGAGCCTCGGAGATAAGCTCATGAAAGCGGAGAACTTTGAAAACGCCTTGGATGAGCTGATCTGGCTGATCGCGTTGCTGGCGAACCAGAGCATCCTAATCCACAATTTCCAGCATCCGGAAGAGAAACGGGATCCGCTGACGGAAGAAACGATCGAGCTGTTGACATCACCGCACGACTTGGCTGCGTACAAGGACGCGATCATGGAATCGATGTTCCGGGGTACGAAACGCTACGTGGAGAGCGAGCCAGAGCCGGAAAAAAACGCGCCTGCCGGGTGAGCGATGAGGAAACGTTCACCCGGCTGCTCTTTTATGGTGTGACCCTGCTGGGACGTTTAGAGTGCGAAGTCTGGCTCATGCCGCTTGGCGCTCTGTTAGACCAGTGGGAAGTATATAAGCAGTTTCACGGGTTGGCGAAAGCGAAAGCAGAGACATATATCGACGACTTGATTCCATTTGGGATCTAGTCGTTTTTTATTTTTCAGAAAGGAGCTGAGCACATGGCGGACGATTTTGGCCTGAAAATTGGCATCGAGGGCGAAAGAGAGTTTCGGGCCGCGCTGAAAGACATCAACCAACAGTTCAAAGTGCTTGGCTCCGAGATGAAGCTGGTCGAATCGCAGTTCGACAAACAGGATCGCGGTGTGTCCGCGCTTACCGCCAGAAATGGCGTGCTGACCCGCCAGATTTCCGAACAGAAGGACAAGATCGAACTGCTGCGTAAGGCGCTCGAAAATTCCGCGGAATCGTTCGGCGAAAACGACCGCAGGACGCAGCAGTGGACGGTGCAGCTGAATAACGCGGAAGCAGAGCTCAACAACATGGAGCGCGAGCTGAAGAACAACGAAAAGGCCATCGATGGTGTCGGCGACGAGTTTCAGGACGCGGAGAAGAAAGCGGACGGCTTCGGTGACGAGGTCAAAGAAGCAGCGAAAAAAGCCGACGACGCGAATGATAGGTTTCGTAAACTCGGCGATACGCTGAAAACGATCGGGCGCGCACTTGCCATAGGTCTTGTGGCGATCGGTACGGCGGCGATCGCAGCGGGAACCGCGCTGGTCGGAATGACGGTAGACGCTGCGGCATATGCGGATGAAATGCTGACACAGAGCAGTATCACCGGCATGAGCGTGGAGAAGCTACAGGCATACTCCTACGCCGCCGACCTGGTGGATGTGTCGCTGGAAACTATGACCGGCTCCATGGCGAAGAATATCAAGTCCATGAGCAACGCCTCACAGGGAAGCGCGAAATTTGCCGAAGCATACGATAAACTTGGCGTCAGCGTCACCAACGCAGACGGCACGCTACGTGATAGCGAAACGGTGTATTGGGAAGCCATCGACGCGCTGAAGGGCGTAGCGAACGAAACGGAGCGCGACGCGCTGGCTATGCAGCTCTTTGGAAAGAGTGCGCAGGATCTCAACCCGCTGATCGAGCAGGGCAGCGAAGGCATCGCGGCACTGACGGAAGAGGCCAAGCGCATGGGCGCGGTTCTGAGCGAAGAGAGCATCGAAAAGCTCGGTCAGTTCGACGATTCCGTTCAGCGCCTGAAACAAGGCGCTCTGGCGGCGAAACGCGTCATGGGCACGGTACTACTGCCGCAGTTGCAGACGCTGGCGGACTCCGGAGTGTCGCTGCTGGGGCAATTTACAGCGGGTTTGGTGGACGCGGGCGGAGATTTCAACAAGATCAGTCAGGTCATCGGGGACACGGTCGGCGGTGCAGTAAACGCGCTCATGCAGGGCTTGCCTCAATTCATACAGGTCGGCATGCAGATCGTCTCCTCGATCGGCAGCGCTCTGATTGACAACATGGATATCGTCGTGGACGGTGCGAAAACCATCTGCACTTCGTTACTGAACGGCCTGATCGAAGCACTGCCCGATCTCACCGAAGGAGCACTTGATCTGGTGCTAGCGCTCGCACGGGGGATTGTGGAGAACCTCCCGAAGCTCGT